ACGCAACTCTTGAGCCAGCACACCAATCGTCGGCTGATTGCCTGCAATGCGCTTGCCTTCCTCATTCCAATCCCAGGTGTAGAGGTTGATGCCCTTGTCTGACTTGCCAATATGCCGGATATTCTCTTTCAGCCTAACGTCCGACCTGAATGCGGCCGCTACAGTCGCTATATCAAGCAATCCTGGCGACTTTGTGGTTTCCTGGGTTTGAGCGCCTGTTTGCGCCCCAGTCAACGCGCCGCCAAGAAGATTGATGGCTTGCTGAGGCGACCCGGTGAATCCAGCGTATTGCTGATTGGCCGCGTCAATGATTGCCTGTTGTGCCGCTCTCTCAATCGCGCCCTGCTGAGCTATTGCCTGATTCATTGTGCCGAATGCACCGAACCCAAGATTAGCGAGGTTTCCTAACTGGCCTGCCGCCTGAAGCTGCTGCCCGGTAGCCTGTAATCCTGCGCCTTGGTTAGCAAGCGCCGCCTGCAATGCCGCCTGCTGGTTTTGGATCGCGGCCGTGTTGCCAGCCTGAGCCCCAAACTGCGCTGCTGCATTCGCTGCTGCGGCATTCTGCAAGTTGGCTTGCGTTCCCAATGAAGCGTTCTGTAGCGCGGCCACGTTTCCTGCCTGCGCCCCAAACTGTGCAGCTGCGTTCTGAGCCGCCGCATTTTGCAGTGCCGCCACGTTTGCGGCCTGAGCACCAAACTGTGCCGCCTGGCTTCCCAGCTGAGCGTTTTGCAGTCCAGCCACGTTCTGAGCTTGTGCGCCGAACTGAGCCGCTTGATTGAGTGCGGCCTGATTCGCCAATGCCTGCTGGTTTTGTGCGGCAGCTGAGAACTGCGCTGCCTGATTCTGTGCGGCCGCATTCTGGAGTGCTGCAACATTCGCTGCCTGAGCTCCGAATTGAGCCGCCTGATTCGCAGCAGCCTGATTTGCAAGGTTTGCTTGAGTGCCAAGCTGGGCGTTCTGTAGGGCTGCTTGAGTGCCGAGTTGAGCATTCTGCAATGCAGCAACATTACCCGCTTGGGCTCCAAACTGAGCGGCTTGGTTTTGTGCCGCCTGATTAGCAAGTTGAGCCTGCTGACCCAGTTGAGCGGTTGTAGTTCCCGCCTGTAGAGCCGCTTGCTGGTTGGCAAGGTTGGCCTGCATCCTTGTAGCGATGTCCTGCTGTGCAGCCTGCTGTGCTTGCGTAAAGCCTGCCTGACGCAAACCTGCAGCCGTCCTAGCAGCCTGCTCTGCAAAGGCTCTATTGGTCTCTGCCTGAGCGATAGCCTCGCGTGAACCGCCAAATGCGCCCGCAGCCTGAGCCTGAGCTCCCTGCACGTTCTGCTGCATCTGACGCGCCCTCTCAATATCAGAGAGAGACTGCTGTACTACTTGAGACTCGTAAGGGTTGAAGTATGGGTCTAAACTGGTGCCTGCAAGCTGCCCAGCCGCTACGCGCTCTTCTCGGACAGGGCCAGCGCCCGCAATCCTTTCTGCGCCATATCCTTGCGCTGCCGCCCTCTCAGACCTCGCCCGCTCTGCGGCCGCTCTCTCAGCTTCATATCCCCGAGCCTCAGCTAATGCGGCTTCATAGCCCTGAGCCTCGCCTAATGCGGCCTCAAAGCCAGCTGATCTTGCTCGCTCTGCGTCATAGCCCTGAGAACCAGTCCGAGTAGCTCGATAGCCACGCGATGTAGCTGACTGTGCCGCCGCGCTTGTTGGGTCATATCCCTGAGCACTGATCTGCTGTGATTGGATGTTCATGGGCTGGTATTGCATCGCCTGAGCGGTTCCAATGCCTGCCTGTCTAAATCCAGCGGCTACAGCTTCTGGCAGGCTTCCTGCGGATTGCATGGCATCTACGGCTGTCTGTGCGCCACCTTTGCCTCCAGGTGCTGGTGCCGACGACCCAGTAGGAACGCCTTCCGTTGCTTGCTGAACAGAGCCTAGTTGGCGGTTGAATAGATCTGTTGGCCCGCCTGATCCTGCCGCCGCACCCCCGGGCCCAGCCTGACCGCCCGACATATAGTCAAACTCACCGGGCAATACGCCAGTAGGGACACCACCGAGTGTTGCCGATCCAGGAACTGGTGCCATTGTTGTCTGCGCCCTTTGAGCACCGCCTTTAGTTCCACCCGCTGGTGTTGTAGCTCCACCGCCAGCCATATTTATCTCCTAAAACGGGAATTGACCGCTACCGTAGTAACGGCGGATATATTCGGCACGTTGCTCTGGTGTCATATCAGCAAAGTTGCCGGTGCCAATATCTCCTGACCCCATAGGGTCAATAAATCTGCCCATAATGGCCTCGTACTGGCCGGGTCTTCGTGTTTTCAACTCCTCTACCGCTTGCTCAAACAAGGGCGCAGAGGAGTAGCCGCTAACGCCGCCAAAATCCACCGTTTCTGGCATAGAGAATTCGCCAGCACCGGCCATTCCGAATGCTTCCGCCATAGCATTGACGTTAGACCGAGCAGCCCGGTCGGCCGCGTTAAATGCTGCAACGTCAGGGCCGTATTTCGGAACGTATCCGATCTTTGAAACCGCTCTACCTTCTTTTAGGTTTAGCCTTGCCTCGTCTTCCATCCACTTCGGGATCTCGACCTTAGTAGTTTGGCTACCGCCTTTCCCGCCTGACATAGTTAAATCTCTTTAGTTAAACAAACCATTGTGGGCTTCCANTCAAACGACTCTAGCGCCTTGACCCAGCCCTTCCTTCCAGATAGCGTTAATGCGGAGCATCCTTGTGCCTTGGCCCACCAGATAACGCTCTCATGCATATCAGTCAGTGTTTCTAGCTTTCCCCCAGCTAAAAAGATGTGCAGCACCTTCTTTTTTGGATACAAAAGCATCTCAGTAACGAGACAGCCATCATCCGCAGGCCATAGCTGCATTTGACCTTGAAGTATAGCATAGGCGACGTCGTCATACTCATGCGTACCGCCCGAGAACCTAAGCGCAGCCTCAATCCACGGCTTGCATCGTTCTATCTCATTCATCCATGCATCCGGGTGATATTCAGCGTTGTCGCTGGTGCCGAAGGGGCAAATGCAGTCGCAGCTGATGCGTCTAGCGTCCCACTTGTACTATCTACCGCCCACATAACCTGGAGGTAATCGCCTGCACTAAAATCTATCTTGGCCGATCGAGACACAACCAATGTCGAGCCGTTTTGGTGCAGTGCATTCCTCATAGTTGCGTCGCTAAGGTCTGCTCCGTTTACTCTCGGCCAGAAGTAAAAGTTCACCGTACTTGCTGAGCTTGATGTTATCTGAGCAGAAAACATCACCAGATACTCACCGGCCTCCTCAAATACAATTTTCGTAGGGTCTGTGCCATCTAATGTAATACCCACATTTCCAGTAGGGGAATCATATTGGATGGCATAAGCCGTATTGACTGCCGCAGCGGTGACGTCTGTAGTCCTAATCAGAGTGGCGTGACCATCTTCCAAAATGATCTGCTTAAATACGCCATTCCTCGATACTACGGGGTACTGGTTCTGCGTATCCCACATCAGGATCCCGTCTTCCGTTGCAGACTCCCCGGTGCCTTTATGCTCCAGAATAGACCGTATTCGGCCTAGATACTGGACTAGCCGTCTAGCCCATGTCTGCCATGCATAACCCTGCGGTTGAGGTATGTATTCACTCACCGCCGCCCGCCCGGGATGATGTCAAGCCTATTAACGCCTACCCGCCAGTTAGCAAGCCTTTCCCCTTCCACCCTGATACGGACTTGTCTTCCGGTAAATCTCAGCGATGTAGGGTTAGACATTGAGTAAGGCCCATATGACCGCTCAGTATCGTTAGGATAAAACCGAGTCTTGAATATCGCCTGAACGTCACCCTGAGTCTTCTCGTCAGGGATCATCTCCACCACAGACGCCACCTCATCACCAGACGCCAGCATGATCGGGCCAGACTCTGCAAATGGCGTTAATGAGCCATAGTCAAAGCCAATCTCATGCTCATAGATATGATTATCGGCAGGATCTGCCCACATGGGATGTCGGAACGCGCCGTGATCTACCGCAGCCGTCCTAGCAAGGTTGCCAGTTGACCAGGTATTCTCTGCGTAATTCCAGACAACATATCGGTCATTCTCAGTAGATCCACCGCTGGGGTAGAACCACCAGACTTCTGAATATCGAGCGTTAGTTGTGGCGTAGACCTTAGACTGCTGGGATTGGTTAATGTCGCTGAAAACGTAATCAGAGACCTCTGACGGCACCTTTGATACCGCCCCACCGGAGTAGGTGTAGAACGCCTTTCTGCCCATCCATACCGCACCCAGATCGGTAACGGCCGCAGCCTTCCTTGAGATGATGCCGCAGGACGTCCCCACGCGCTCTCTGGAGTAGACATAGGGAGGGCCAAGGTAACCCATTACATGGGCGTCAATCGTTGTCAGAATGAGCGTCTGCCCCCTCACACGAACCGCACACATGATGTCGCCAGCCGTCTGGAGCTCAATATCACCCGCCTCGTTTGTGGCAGCTGGAGTCCAGACGGTATTGTTCTCCTTGTCGCACCATTGGACTTTTCGAGGATTGCCCCCAGCACCCAGTGCGAACAGGAATCTCTCTTCGGTAACGATCAGTCCAATACAGTCAATTGGCGCGTTAGTAATCTGCGCTGCCGGGACTCCCGTGTTTAGCTGCCACTCATAGAGCTTGCCGTCATCCGGGCTGCAAGCAACAAGGTACTGACCAAATGTATCCAAAAACCATGTTGTGGCTGGTAGGATCGTGAGGTTATCGAGGCGCTCAGTGCCGTAGTAATCCTCACCATATGGCCCTGCGCTGTAGCCAGTGAACGCAGACGCATCCTCTCGCCCAGCTGTAAACCCTGCCGGGGTGATGTCGGCTTGTGCGCCTGACTGAGTATATGCGTAGAGCTTGTCATAAGTACCCGCAGCAAAGCGCCTGGCTGATGTGTTATCAGTCCATGCGAGCATCGCCCGGATCTTATTGGTGGCAGCTGTCTGAGTCTTTTGACGCCAACCGCCAACAGGCCCCATCGTGCCATCAGTCCAACGGATTAGATTGGCATCACGCCAACGGTTCTGACTTTGTAGGTCAGTTCCGTTCCGGTAGAGCCCAGCCTGTATTTGAAGCGGAACAAGCGCCATATCTTACTCTGGCTTTGTGGGCCATGTGATAGTCTGCGGAAACCCTGCTTGCTGTGGTACATCTCTAAGAGCCTGTCTGTAGGCCGTCATAGCGTCTGTCATGGTTACATCAGACAACCCGTAGTGGTCTGTAGCCTTCAACAGATCGTCCCGTGTAGCTCGTTCTGTGGCTTCTAAGACGGCATTGTCTGCGGCTACCTTGGCGTCTATCTGATCCTGTACGGTTACGGTGGTTTCTACACCGTCTTCGTCGGTTTCAGTGTATTCGGTAAACATCTCCTGAGTTACCCACTTTTCTTGCCACACACCATCGACTTGCTCTACGCCATCTTTGACAGCCACTTGCCATTCGCCAACATCAGGTGCATCAGTCTTTGTTACCCGTGCTACACCCAAGGCTTCTAGGGTTGCATCAGTCCACGTTTCAGGCAGAGACATATGCTTGTTTTCTTGTCTTAGCTGGACTTTTGTTTTTGGCGTTCCAGTAGCCACTTCAACAAATAACATATTTGTCTCCTATTAAAACTTGGGTAGTGCCGCATCAGGCGGTGTAAAGTTAGATGTGTATCTAGCTACGCCTTTGGTAATTCGAAGGTCATCAAGGTAGCCAACAAACGGAAGGCTAGAGCCAGCCTGAATGCCAATATAATTAGTAGAGTCTCTGCCAAAGGTGACATTCATGGTTCCATTAGCACTAGATGTCCCATTAACATAAATTTTTACATTAGTACCTGACTTTACAAAAGCCAAATGCGTCCATTGGTTATTTGGGACTGCGTTTCCTCCAGTGCCTACGCTAATGCTACTGCCACCCCCATTAGCGTGTAAAATTTCTGCGTCTTCTCCGTATATGTAAATTTGCCAAGAATTTGTTGTAATATCCCAGTTATTATCTAAAATTATGCGATAGCCTGTTGCCGTACAATAACTCCAAAACTCAACCGTAAAATCTCCTGTTCCCATAGACAGTGTGCTGTCATCTGTAAGCACAAGGTAATCACCAGTACCATCAAACTCCAATGACCCTGTGCCGTACTTTTTAACGGCTGTGTCAATCTGAGCGTTACCTACAGTATCTATGTTGTTGATGCCTGACCTGTCGTAGATGCCAGCGTCTTGGAAGTT